CATTCGTGCCAGTGCTTCTGCAATGTTGAACGCGCCAATGATGGTGTCAATGTCAATGCGTCCAGCTTCACCTTTGCGCAGACATTCAAGTGATTCATGGTTCTTTATCTTCAAGTGCAGGACAGCATCACCTGTCTCGCTGATGTTTCTAAAGCCATTGATTACCCAAGTGATTGCGTCAAGCCTGACTCCTTTTGGCTTGTACTTCTTGCGTGGTTTGCTCACTGACTTTGCTCCATCAAATCCATCTCTAACGACTTAACCCTGTCGCGCAACGAATCAACTTCTTGTTCATAAACTTCCAACTGCTTGACTAAATCGCAAAGCATGGTTGCAATCTTTGATGGTCCTTCAGCTTGGTAGGCTTCAAGTTCACGCGCCATCAGTAGGGCTTGGATACGGTTTTTCATGTCTTACTCCTTAATGCCGTGGGCGGCTTCGATGGCACGGGCAAAAACTCTGTAAAACTCAAACCCTTTTGTTGTTACATAAATGTGCAAAAGCTGCTCATCCGTCAGCGGTTTGCGCTGTGGTGGGGTGGTGTAGATATTTGAACCAACGTCAGGCATTGTTGCTCCACGGTTCAGTCTTACATGGAACCCTCCAGTGAATCTTAACGCAGACTCAACAACACCCACAGGCTCCTGCTCTGGCTGTGCCAAGGCTTCTTTGATGGCGGTGATGGCTTTAATTCTTTCATCTGTGGCTTCAATATGTCTTGTAATCCACAACTGTTGATGCTGATATGCGCCGCTTTCGCCTTTTGTAAACAATTGCGGGTTGTTTCTAGCATGGCTTATTTCAGCGGCTGATTGATTTGACTGCTCCAACGCCTCAAGCGCCAGCTTCAATGCTTCTGTTTGTGTTGTCATTTCTGCTCCATATAGTTCAATGTGTGCCAATACAGGAATGAAGACATAGTCATCAACATATCTTTGGCTTCTTGGTTTTCTTTTTTCTTCATATCTTCTGCCATGTAGCACCATTGCAATTCACCAAGGCTGTACGCATGAGGGTTTGTTTTATGGTCTTCTTTTATGACGTTTGCCAACTCAGAAAAAAACTTGATTTGCTCCGTTGATTCCATTGCCCAAAATGCTTGAGCCATGATTTCTGGAGTGACTTTGATGTTTGCTGTTGCGTTAGTCATTACATTGGGCTTTCTGGCAGTTGTGCGCGTTGTTGTTGCGCGTGTTCTTTGATTTGTTTGGCAATCCAAGGAACTGCTGGAAAAGGTGGGAATGGGTAAGTCATAAAACTTCCTCAAGAACTCTCCATGAAGAAAGTCTATTTCCGTCAAAGATGACTTCAACTGGTATTCCAACCATTTCTGACGTTGTTTTTACATTTGCTTGTTGCATTAGTTTTATAACTTGACGGCAAACACTAGCCCAGTTATTTGTTTGATCTTCTAGCGTCCACTTGCACCGATCATCTGGTTCGCGTGTCCATGTTCCGCTGAAATCTTGAACACCCCATCCATCTTTACCGCCAAGAGTTACAGCCAATCCAAACATGGCATCGTCATATCCGCCAAAACCAATTTCAAAGCGTTGAATCTTTCCAAATTCTTTTCTCACAGCTTCTGCTCCTTGGCTTTAATGCTTCGCGTGTGTTCACGCTCCTGTTTAACACCACCAAGCCAACCAGCCATTGCGCCACGGCTGGCTGCTTCACGAATCATGGTGGCCAGCTCATCAGGACGAATCATTCCAACCTTGCCACCTGAACGGCGAATGAAGTCAGTCACGATGTCATCAATATCGTTTTGTAGTTGCTCAGACATAAATTGTTCCTCTCCAAATATCATGCGTTGTAGTCTTGCGATGAGCCTTCAATTGAACAACGCCAAACAAGGAAGTTGTTTTCCTTGGCTTGTTGCTCAATCCACTTGCTGAATTCTTTAATCAAGTGACTTGTTGGTAGCGGTGTGAATGAGGCTGTCTTAACAACGAATTGAATATCCTCTGTTACTGCGTGTACTCGGCTCATGTTCAACCCCAAAGATGGCAAACCAAGAAACCAGCAGCAAAGGCCAGCGTGATGTAGACCCAGAACTCTGCTTGCTGTGCAACATCAGACTGATGACCTTCCATCCACTCCCAACGCTGGCGTTGCTCAATGGCTTCTACTGTGTTGGGGAACGCATCCTGCATAGTGCGTGGGTAAGTGCGAGTGGTGTCGTTAAGTTTCATGGTTTCAATCCTTAGTGGTTGTTGATGAGTGAATCATATCATACTTGATTAGGTAGACAAGAATTATTTTATTGGATGTGCTTTTTTTGCAACAAATCCCTAAAATCCTACACGGTGGGTCGGTTTCTCCCACCTATGCTGTGCAGTTCTCCCCTGCGCAGTTGCCTTTGAATGGGTGGCAGTTCGCGCTGTCACCCATCTTTTTAACCTTCGTGATTATGTCGTCAAGTTCATGTTAACATACTACGCATGAACACTTCAACATACATCACAGACATCAAGGCTAAAGCAGAGACTGCTGGCTTCAACATGGCAGAGGTCAGCCGTAAAGCCGAGATTGACCAAGCGCAAGTCTCACGGTGGATTTCAGGCAAGACTGTGCCTCTCGTCTCATCCGTGGACAAGCTGCGCATCGCCCTTGATGCACTCATTGCACAGCGTATTGCTGAACTCACTAAGGACGCAACATGATTCGCGTTATGGGTGTTGATTGCGGTGCTCAAGGCGCTTTCTCGCTGTACGTCAATGGAAAGTTTGAGCGCGTCATTGATATGCCTTGCGTTGAGGTCATTCGTGGTGGCAAAAAGAAGAATCACATTTCTGCGCAAGGTGTAGCTGCTGCCATCAAAGAATTGAACCCAACTCACGCAGTGGTGGAGAAGGTCGGTGCGATGCCAAATCAAGGCGTGACATCCATGTTCGCGTTTGGTCGTGCTGCTGGAATCATTGAAGGTGCATTGGCTGCTCTCAATGTGCCAGTGACATACGTCACACCACAAACGTGGATGAAGGCAACGCAATGCGGAAAAGGCAAGGATGCAATTCGTCATCGCTGCATGGAGTTGCATCCAGAGCATCAGCAACTGTTTGCGAGGATGAAGGATTCAGGTCGTGCTGATGCGACCATGATGGCTGTTTATGGGACAAAGTTATGAAGTTCTGGCTCTATACAGTCAGAGCTTTGTGGCGCATACACAGAGGTCGTTGGTATGTATGGAGAGACGCGCCAACTGATGTAGTTCGCAAAGTAGCAGCACTTTACTTTGCGTTGAGAAAAGATAAAGAGCCATCAGGTGAATTGAAAGCCCTAATCATTGACGCTAGGAGCGAATCAAGACTAAGAAAAAGGAGAAGTCAGTTATGACACAAGATGAAATCAAAGAACTAGCAGGGCATCGTGAAGTTCCACCTTGGGTGATGAAGCTGGTGGCTGATGCTGTGCAAAGAGAACGTGACGAACTTTTTGTGATGTTTATGGAAGCGCATCAGTACGCGAAAGACCATCATAACCACTGGCACTTTGCTGCTAACAAGATTAAAGATAGAAGCAACCTATGAAACTTCCACGACTACCGCGCAAATGCAGCGTCCTTGAAGCAAAGTATTCCGCGCAGCAGATGCGAGAGTACGGTGAGGCTTGTATTAAGGACTTCTTAAATGTGTCATACAAACGAATTGAAGATGACATCAAGAAACTTAATGACGCTCCTGTGCTAAATGATGTTGTAGAGCTAAAAGGAAGATCAATCATTGACAAGATTAAGGAGAGCTGGACATGAACGACAACAAATCAGAAACAGAAGTGATGCGCGAACACATTGTCTGGCTTGGCTCAGAGCTGATGAAGACGCAAACAAGGCTCAAGCAGCGTGACGCTATCTTGAGCGATATGCTCAACCCTGATGTGATGGGTTGGTCTATTCCGCAAGAGGTACGCGCCACCATTTACAACTTGTTCAGTCAAGAGCGCGAAGAAGAAAAGAATTCCTACAACAGAAAGTGAAACCATGACAATCAAACTAAGACCATCAGCAGCATCACGCTGGATTAACTGCCCTGCATCCGTCAAACTGTGCGAAAACATTCCGTATCAACCAGCAGGAGAAGCAGCGCAGATCGGCACAGCCATTCACGCAGTTGCTGAGACTTGTATCTTGACGGGTGTTTCTCCATACGACTTTATCGGCAAGGAAGTTGAAGGTATCACCATCACATCTCAAAACGCAGACTTCGCGCAAGCTCACGTTGACCACATCAGGGATTTGGAGCTTCGACTTGGCACGCTCAAAGTCGAGCAATACGTCACAGCCTACAAGTCAGACAAGATTGATCTTGGTGGCACTGCTGACGTTCTCGCGTACAACTTCGACAAGGACACATTGGTCATTGCTGACTTGAAGACAGGTCGTGGATACGTTGACGCTGACTCTGACCAGATGAAGATTTACGCTATCGGCGCGATGCGTTCACTCAAAGAGGAATTCAAGAACATCGAGCTGGCAATCATTCAGCCGCATCATGGTGAGCCACGCACTCACAAAATGACGTTCAAAGAACTCAACGAGTGGGCTGCAACCAATCTCACGCCAGCACTCGTTGCAATCGCTGAAGGAAGTACAACACCAACGCCAACAGAGAAGGCTTGCCAGTGGTGTCCAGCAAAGGCAACTTGTCCTGCGCACGTTGAGCAGTTCAATGAGGTTGCAGCGCAGCCACCAATGCACACCATGAATGAAGAAGAACTCGGTGCAATGTTGGCAAAGGTTGATGCTGTCGAAGACTACATCAAAGCATTGCGCAAGTACGCTACAGAGCGTCTCGAAGGTGGTGCAGTTGTTCGCGGTTGGCAGTTGCAACCCAAACGCGCATTGCGCAAATGGAAAGATGAAGCAGCAGCAGTTGAGGCGCTCATCTCCCACGGAATTAGTCGGGAATTGATTTACACAACATCAATCATTAGTCCCGCAGAAGCAAGCAAACTGTTGTCTAAAGACGACAGAGTGTTGCTGGATGACATCACCAAAAAAGAAAGTTCTGGATTGACGCTTGCAAGAGCAGTCGGTCTTGGTGAATAATCCACTCCCGCCACACATCGTGGCATTTTTAAACTCGAAAGGCTCAAATGCTTAATCTCTCATCCTCTGGTGGTTCAGGTAACTACATCCGTTTCATGCCATCTGCAAACGCTTGGCTGAACAACGCTAAAGAAGAAATCCAATTGAAGAAGGTGGTCTTCGACATCGACAATGTGCAAACAGGTTGGATGTTGTTGGCTGAAGGTGCGCGTGATTGGCAACCTGATGCAGCTCTTGGTCAGAAGGGCAAGCAGCCATCTCCTGAGCATAAGCGCGGTTTCTCCGTCAAGTTCTACAACAAAGAACTTGGAACTGTGGAGTGGAGTGCAAACGGTACAGGTCCAAACATGGGCTTGGAAGCTCTCTACAAAGCAGCATCAGCAGATCGCGCTGCCAATGCTGGCAAGTTGCCAGTGATTGAGTACACAGGCAGCAAGTTGGAGAAGATTGGTAAGGGTACGACTCGCATCCCTAACTTCAACGTGGTGTCTTGGGTTGCAAAGCCTGAAGGTATGGATGCTCCTGCTGATGATGGTGAGCAATCGTTTACGGCTTCAGGTGTAATGGCATCCGCTACACCAGCGCCGAAGTCAGCGATGGCGCAAGCTGTCGAAGATGACGAGATGTTCTAAACATCAATGAAAAGACGGGGCTGGCTTAGGCTGGTCCCGTTTTTTTGTCACTATGAAAATACTCAACGAAGAATTTATGGAGTTGCTCGTAATTGCATTGGCTCAAAGGGTCTATGAATTGGAGCAACGTATTGAAACACTAGAAGAAGAAGGATACGAAGATGAAGAATCCGCATAAACACGCTGAACTCATCAAGGCTTGGGCTGATGGGGCAGAGATAGAAATTAAATTTTACGATGGTTGGAGAGAATGTCGTCCAATTGATTGGAATGAAAACGCAGAGTTTCGCATCAAGCCAGAGCCAAAGCCTGATTTTGTTTATTACGGGAAACTTGATGAACCAGTTCGTGGCGGGTATAGCTTAGGGTCTTGCTTTACAACGTACCATGCTGCAGGTGACAAAGTAAAACTCACCTTTGACGGCGAGACAGGCAAACTGAAATCAGCGGAAGTTATATAAATGCAAGCCGAACAAATAGCAAAGGCGCTTGGCAACGCGAAGAAAGTCAACGGAAGCTGGTTGGCGTCATGCCCACTGCCTACGCATGGCCAAGGCAACGGTGACAAGAATCCATCACTCTCAATCACTGATGGCCCTGACAGCAAACCGCTGTTCAAGTGCCACGGTGGGTGCGACCAGCACGATGTGTTCGCAGCCATCAGGGACTATGGACTGTTGCCAGATTTGGAGCCACGCGCGGAACTGCTGGCAAGCATCAAGCCAATCCAGCAACCAACGCTAGAGCAGGAGTGGCACTACACGGACGAGGACGGTGTCACGCTGTTCATCAAGCAGCGTTACAAGACATTTGACGCGAAGGGTAAGACGTACAAGCAGCTTAGAGTTGACGAGCAGGGGCGTAGACACGCAACTATCACTGGTGCAAAGATCGTCCCGTACAACTTGCCAGAGGTGGAGCAAGCCAGAGTCAATAACCGAACCGTATTCCTGACGGAAGGCGAGAAAGCTGCTGACGCTTTGAAATCAATCGGTGTCTGCGCGACTTGTACGCATCAAGGCGCATCCAGCTTTCCTGAAGATGCCATCCAGTATTTCGCAGGGCTTAACGTGGTCATCCTGCCTGACAACGACAAGGTAGGTTGGGAGTACACCAAGAAAGCAGTCAAGGCCATCAAGAAGGTAGCGAACAGCATAAGAATCCTAGACCTGCAACTGGAAGACGCGAAGGAAGATGCGTACGAGTACGTCTACAGATACGGCTACGACAAGCAGCACTTGACGGACTACGTTAAGAACTATGCGGTCAAGGTCGGACAAGAAGATGATGTAACGATTCCTGCTAGGTTTATTGACGCAGAGGAAAAAGAGACAGTTGATCAAAAAGATCAAGTGCTTGAGTCATTGCCATCAATCAACCAACGCCAACCCTTCAAGATCGAACAGTTGGACGACATCGACGATGAGCCTGTCGAATGGTTGATCGAAGGTGTCATCCCAAAGAAAGCATTTGTCGCTTTGTACGCACCACCAGCCAGCTTCAAGTCATTCGTGGCCTTGGACATTGCTGAGTGCATTGCAACTGGCAGAGAATTCCTGACAAAAGAAGTCAAGCATCAAGGGGCTGTGCTTTACATTGCGGGTGAGGGTCACGGTGGTATCGGTGCGCGTATCAAGGCCATGAAGAAGCATCACAACACGCCAGCAGGAGCGCCTGTCTTTTTCCTGAGAAAGCAGATCAACCTGCGAAGCAGTGCAACCGACATTCAAGACTTGATTCAAGCCGTGGATGACATTCAAGCAACGCATGACATCCAGTTTGAGTTGGTAGTCATCGACACCTTGGCCAGAGCCTTTGGCGGTGGCAATGAGAACGCCAGTGAGGACATGGGAGCCTTCATCACGGCTGCTGGTGCAATCCAAGGCAGATACAACTGCGCATTGTTAGTAGTTCACCACGCTGGTAAGGATGCCACCAAGGGATTGAGGGGTCACAGCTCACTATTGGGAGCAGTGGACACGGAACTGGAGATCATCCGCATAGAGGACGCGCCAAAAGGAATCCTGCACATCAGCAAGCAGAAGGACGGTGAGGACGGTCAGCGGTACGGTTTTCAGATGATAAGTGTGGAGTTATCCACAACACATTTGGGATTTGATTCGGTCAGCTCATTAGCCGTGGAAGTGGATGCAGAGATGAACGTGAATCAGCAACGTGGGAAGCCAGTTCCACCAAACCGAGCAGGTCTTGGAACCAACAATCAGAACGCCTTACGCGCACTCCATGCAGCGATTAAGAAGTTTGGGATGATGGAGAACATCAACGGCATGAGGAACAAGGCCATCAAGGTTGACCAATGGCGCGATGAGTACAAAGCGTCTTGCGGCAGTGATTTGGATACCGAGGAGTTCAGAAAGCTGTGGTGGAGAGTTAAGGCGCAACTCACAAATGCAGAGAAAGTTGCTGTTCATGGCGATTGGTGTTGGGCTGTATTTGAGGACCATGACGGCTCTGGTGAGGTAGACAGAAAGGTGATTCCATTCAAATAAGCGTCTACACATCGTCTACAAATCGCTTTTGTAGACCGTGACGCAGCAAGATGTAGACGCTTATTTGTTGATTAGGTAGTCAATAAAGCGTCTACATATCGTCTACATATGTCTACAAATGTAGACTCCATGTGTAGACCGTATAACCGTCTACTTATGGGGTGTGTGTCTATAGACCACACCCATAAGTGGACGATACGGAGACGGAAACGTAGATATTGGTAAGAAATCTGTAAGAAAAGAAAAAGGTAAAAACATGGCAACTAGGAACATAAAAAAGAAGGTGGAGCAGCCGAGTATTCCTTCAGACCCTTTTGAGTTGTTTATGCGAAGCAAGCTGATTGAACTCATTAATGTCAAACAAGCGCATGAGCAGAAGTGGGGGGTTGAAAGGATTATTGGTTTGGTGGATAGTGAGTTCCGCACCAAGGTCTGGCAACAGAATGAAAGAATCTATGCAGCTCAGAAGCAGCGTGACGAAGTCAGGTTGGCAAAGGCAGTGGATGGGATGAAGAAGGCTTATGCAGCACTGGATGCTTGGGGCTTGGAGCATGGCGTTAGCCAGTCTCCGCGTATTAAGCATTGCCAGCATCTGATGGCTGATGGTTCAATCATGGTGGTCGTGGAGACTTACGAGGATGCTTTGCACTTTGACCAGCTCATGGGGCATGATGACCGTAGACACATCTGGTGCATGGAAGAACTTGAGCTGGTGATGAACGCTGAAGTCATCAAGGAGACGATGTCCTTGAAGCGTCAATATCCTGCGGCACAGATGGTGAGATTGGATAAACCACCGACAAAGTTTCCTGAAGGTGGAAAGTCTGGGTTGGATGACTTTCAAGGTGATGATGGAGTTTTAGAAGGTTCACGCATGGCTAAGGTGTTCGATACTACTGTGTATGGCTCTAAAACGAATCAGAAGGTGCTTTAAAGCGATTTAAATGGGTTTGATATGGCTAGGTAGCCATGAACGTTAATAATTGATTCTAGGAGGTTTAAATGGCTGGTCAAAAGAAGAAGCACGCTGACCTTGCGTTGCTCGACACGATACCGAAAGAGCAGATTCAGGTTTTGTTTGAAGCTGGTGTGAGTGAAACGCGCATCTGCTACAAGCTCGGGATAGGGCGTAAAGCCTTGACGGAATGGCTCGACAGACCCGAGAACGAGGGCTTCCTCTCTCGCGTACGCGCGAAAGCGGCAGATAACTTGGTGTCAGAGATAATAGAAATCTCTGATGAAACCGACATAAGTGAAGTAAATAAGGCTCGTTTACGCGTCCAAACGCGGCAATGGGTCGCTGAACGCTGGAATCCTGCTGCGTACGCACAGAACAAAATACCAAGCGTTACGGTCAATCTGGCTAACTTGCGGCTCGATGCACTTCGTCATGGAGAGTTCATCGAGGCTGAGTTACCCACAGACAAGTTGAGCTAAGTTGTTCAAGTTATCCACAGTCGTCTTGGTTTGTTGCAGCGATGCAACACAATCCATGTATAGGCTGTGGGTAACACTGAAATAACTTTACATAATGGACATTGTATAAAGTACGTACACGCTTTAGTATTCACTCTGCATCTAAGCAAGGAATGTGCCAGCCTGACCCGCTCAGACCCCCGCGGGGTGGCGTGTGGCGGGGGTGGCTGTACAGACGCAACCCCACACGCCTCAAAAAAAATTTTATAACTTACCCCACCCCACCCACCCCTCTACAACGCTGCCACCTTTCCAAAAAAAATTTCCCATAAAATCCCAACCACTTACACATCGCGGAAACACTACCGCTGAAAGGTTTTATGGGACTGCTAGACATCGAGATGAGCGACAAGCCTGAAATGGCTGACATTAATGGCTTGACGGCTAAGACGAACGCCGAAATGCGCGACACCTTGGTAAAGACTCAGATGCTCGGCCCAGACAGGACTGCTGGCCCTAATACTGCTTACTGGACTGCACTTGCCAAAGAGTGGAAGATTCCAACAGCGCAAGCACGCAGACAGTTATGCGCCAACTGCGAATACTTTGACAACACACCTGAGATGCTGGCTGAGATGGAGTCCATCCCACAAGATCGCTTTGATGCTGACGGTGGCGGTCGCGGCTACTGCCACAAGTTTGAATTCATCTGCCACAACCTGCGTACCTGCAAGGCTTGGGAGCGCAAAAATTACGTCTCTGCTGACTAAAATCTTTTTGTTGGTGGAGAAGACGTTGCGGGTTCGCGGCGGATATGGATAGGAATGTGCCTATCAAGAATACAGGGTTCACGACCTGACACCAACACCTTCTTTCTTTAGTGGCACAATCCCCACATGACTAAAGAATCAACACCAAAAGAACCAAAGAAGAAGCTGCACCCAGACACACAGGAGCTGGTGGACAACGCGATTAAAAAGCAAGAGGAGAAGATCGCAGCCAATCCTTTCGTGGCTTTCACGGCACGCTACCGCAACAACCCTGTGTTGTTCGTGAAGGAAGTGCTGAACACCACGCCTGATGCTTGGCAAGAGACGATGCTCAACCACATCGCCAAGGGCGAGCGCCGAATCTCAGTGCGATCTGGACACGGCGTAGGTAAGTCAACAGGCGCTTCATGGGCAATCATCTGGTATTTGCTTTTGCGTTACCCCGTCAAGGTTGTGGTCACAGCCCCAACATCCAGCCAGTTATATGACGCCCTCTTTGCGGAATTGAAGCGTTGGGTCAAGGAGTTACCACCGACTTTGAGAGATATGCTTGAAGTCAAGCAAGACCGTATTGAGGTCAAAGAAGCTCAAACCGAAGCATTTGTGTCAGCTCGTACATCACGCGCAGAGCAGCCTGAAGCCCTGCAAGGTGTACATAGCGAAAACGTGATGCTGATTGGCGATGAGGCTTCTGGTATTCCTGAGCAGGTTTTCGAGGCTGCTGCTGGTTCAATGTCAGGCCACAACGCTGTGACCCTGCTTTTGGGCAACCCTGTACGCTCATCAGGCTTCTTCTACGACACCCACAACCGTCTGTCAGGCGATTGGGTGACGATGAAGGTGTCCTGCGTAGACTCTCCACGAGTCTCCGAAGCCTACGTTGAGGAGATGAAGGCTCGTTACGGCGAGGAATCCAACGCATATCGGATTCGTGTTCTTGGCGAATTTCCCCGTTCGGATGATGACACCGTGATTCCGATGGAGCTGCTGGAACTAGCCAAGCACCGAGATGTTGAGGCCAGCCAACACGCCAAGCTGATATGGGGTTTGGACGTTGCTCGCTTTGGTGGTGATAGGTCTGCACTTTCCAAGCGTCAAGGAAATGCCCTTGTTGAGCCAACCAAGACTTGGAAGAACTTGGATTTGATGCAATTGACGGGCGCAGTGGTTGCAGAATGGGAAGCCCTGCCATCCAGCCAACGCCCACACGAAATATTGGTTGACTCGATTGGTCTTGGCGCTGGCGTGGTTGACCGTCTGCGTGAGTTGGGTTTGCCTGTTCGTGGGATTAACGTATCTGAGTCCCCTGCAATGGGACAGACTTACAAGAACCTACGCGCCGAGCTTTGGTACAAGACCAAGGCTTGGTTTGAGGCGCGTGACTGCCGTATCCCATCTGATGAGGAACTGGTAGCTGAGTTGGCAACTGTTCGTTACTTCTTCACATCCAACGGCAAGATACAGATTGAATCCAAGGATGACATCCGTAAGCGCGGATTGCGCTCACCTGACAAGGCTGACTCTCTTGTCCTGACGTTTGCCACTGATGCCGCGATTGGTATGTTCGGGGCTAACACTGCGCAGCAATGGTCCAAGCCGCTGCGCCGAAATGTGTCGCGGGTTGCATAATCACATCATTCCATTAACTTTGAAGGGGTAAGCTATGAAGAAGACAAAGACTGAGAAGAAGATTTCCAAGGTATACAACGAGTTCAAGGCTGGAACTTTGCACTCAGGTAAAGGCGGTCCAGTTGTGAAGTCCAAAGCTCAAGGCTTGGCAATTGCCTTGTCTTCTGCTGGTGTCAAACCTAAAAAGAAGATGAAGTGATTCCAATCTGCATCGCAACAGTACACGGCAAAGGGTTGCCTGTACTGCTTGAATCCATCAAGCAGTACGCGCCAGAAGCGTATGTTTATCTTCGTGGCCCTGAGTCCGTGATTCGCAAAGCTGAGTATTTGGCTAACGCTCGCATCATGGTTGGTGAGCCGCGCAACTTCGGTGAGGACTACAACGACATCATTGATGATGCCTTGAAGTACCACACAGCTTGCATCGTCTGCAATGATGATGTTGTCTTGACCCCCACCAGCTACTCTAGATTGCTGGACGATGTGGACACAATTCGCTCGCTTGAACCATCTGTTGGTTGGGTTGCTGCTCGTTGCGATGCTTCTCGTGCTGTGCAGAACATCAGGTTCAATCGGGAAAACGAGAAAATAGACATGATGAAGTTCCACGCCGAGAACTACATCTTCCCCACCGATGTCGTCAGCCCGATCTTTGCGTATGTCTCGCGTGAGGCATGGAACCACGGACGCTTTGGGCCTTTGAACTGGTACTCAGACGATGTGTCCTGCTTGGATATGTCGGCCAAGGGTTACTCGCATTACGTTTCAACTTCGTACGTCCACCACGTTGGGAGCCAAACAGTTGGCCTTGACGCTAAAGAATTAGTCCTTGAGGCTCTGCCTTGGATACAGGAAAACCGTCCACAGTATGTCGAACAATTCTTTGGTTCTTAATTTAGGCTCTGGCAAGGATTGGCGTGAGGACTGCATCAACGCAGACATCCAGCGTCGAATCAAATCTGATTGGTGTCTAGATATTCAGGATGTTCATTGGGGTACTTTGCTGGTCACGCGCAAAGGCGACTTTCGTGTGAAGCCCGAGATGTTCGATGTCATTTTGGCCAACGATGTACTGGAGCACGTACCCGATCTGGTCAAGACCATGACCAACTGCAAGGAATTGCTCAAAGAAGGTGGCGAGATGCGCATCAACGTGCCTTACGACTTGTCGTATGGTGCTTGGCAAGACCCTACTCATGTACGCGCCTTCAACGAAAAGTCATGGCTGTACTACACAGATTGGCACTGGTATCTCGGTTGGGAAGACCGTTTCCACCTAAAGCATCTGGAGTTCACGCTCTCAAGCGTTGGGGAAAGTCTAAAATTACCGCAAGATGAGATTTTGAGGACTCCACGGGCTGTGGACTCCATGTACGTCATATTGCAAAAGGGCAAGAAATGAAAGTTCCATATGAGTTTGAGTCTGAGACTACAAGTGCTTTGCTCAATAAGGCCAAAGAGCAGATCGAAGACTTGATGGAGTCGAAAGACCCTGAAGAAGTCAAAGAGGAAGCTGACGAACACCAGCAGATGGATGACGGTGAACTTGAAGCCATGATTGGCCAAGAGATCACAGACGCTGTTTCTTATATTGACTCAGACTTGTCGCCTATTCGTGCGATGGCTACACGCTACTACCGTGGAGACCCCTTTGGTAACGAAGAAGAAGGCCGTTCGCAAGTTGTGGCAATGGAGACTCGTGACACCATCTCTGCAATGATGCCTTCATTGATGCGCGTCTTCTTCAGCACTGAGAACGTGGTCGAGTTTGTACCCCGTGGCCCTGAAGATGTGAAGAACGCACAGCAAGCCACAGATTACGCGAACTATGTGTTCACATCTGACAACAACGGCTTTATGACCGCATACGCCACGTTCAAGGACGCTTTGGCTCGTAAGTGCGGCATCATGGAAGCCGTCTGGGAAGAAACAGAAGAAGTGCGCATTGAGCAATATTCTGGTTTGGATGACTCCACTTTGCAGTTGCTGATGGAAGAACCAGAAGCAGAGATGAAGATTGTGGTGTCATACCCTGATGAAGACGCAATGATGTCTATGCCTACACAGGTTGACCCCGTGTCTGGCCAAGTGATTGAGCCACCAGTGCAAATGCTGCATGATGTCGAGATCAAGCGCATCGTCAAGTCTGGCCGTATTCGCGTCAGCGATATTGCGCCAGAGGAGTTGATTCTTTCGCGTCAAGCATTGGACTTTGAAAATGCACCGATCATTGGTCGGCGCAAGATGGCCACAGTTGCCGAACTAATTTCCATTGGCTACGATGAAGAAGAAGTCATGGAGTACGTTGGTGCTTCTGACTTGAACGACAACGAAGAAGCCTTGGCTCGTCATTCTTTGAATAATCAGCAGTTCAATGGCGAGAGCGCAAACCCAATGCAGCAGCGCGTCTTGTACTGCGAGGTTTATTCTCGCGTGGACTATGACAGTGACGGCGTGCCTGAGTTGCGCAAGATTTGCACAATGGGTCCAAGCTACGAAGTCAAGCGCAACTTGCCTTCAGCTTACATCCCATTTGTGGCCTTCCCATGCGACCCAGAGCCACATACATCTCCACTGGAAGCTGGTTCGATCTTTGACATCACTCACGACATCCAAGAGATCAAGTCCGAGATTCTGCGCAATACGCTGGACTCCTTGGCTCAGTCGATTCACCCACGCACTGCCATCGTTGAAGGCCAAGTCAACATTGACGATGTGCTGAACAACGAGACAGGCGCTGTCATTCGTATGCGCGCGCCAAACATGGTGCAGACATTTGCTCAGCCATTCGTTGGTCAAGCTGCCTTCCCAATGCTGGACTATGTGGATAGCATCAAGGAAGACCGTACAGGCATGAGCAAAGCCGCAATGGGCTTAAACGCTGACGCTTTGCAGTCTTCTACTCGTGCTGCTGTGAACGCCACTATCAGCGCCAGCCAAGGCCGTATTGAGCTGACTTCTCGTCTGCTGGCCGAAGGCATGAAGACTTTATTCAAGAAGATTTTGTTCTTGACGGTCACACATCAAGACAAAGCTCGCATGATTCGTTTGCGCAATGAGTGGGTGCAGATTGACCCGCGCTCATGGGATACATCAATGGATGTGGCCGTGAATATCGGTTTGGGCAACGGTGACACCAACGAGAAGTTGGCTTCCTTAGCTCAATTTGCGGCACGACAAGAAGCAATCATTGACAAGTACGGCTTGGATAACCCTGTTGTGACACCACAGCAGTACGTTCGCACCTTGCGCAAGATTGTTGAGCTGTCTGGCTTCAAGGACGCATCTAGCTTCATCAATGACTTGCCAGACGATTGGAAGGCTCCTGCCAAACCTGAAGCCAAGCCATCTCCTGAAGAAGTCTTGGCTCAAGTTCAGGCTCAGTCTATTCAAGCCGATATTCAGAAGAAAGCAGCGGAACTAGAGCTGAAGCGTCAGCAAATGATGATGGATGATGATTTCCGTCGAGATCAAATGAATCAGGACAGACTACTTAAACAATACGAACTTGAGTTAAAGTACAACACACAGATCAGCACTGCACAAATCGTGGCAGAGCAGAATGTGAATCGTGAGATAGTCAAAGAGCAATCGGCAATTGTGCAAAACGCAGTGCAACAAGTACAGCCTCAAGTGCAAGAGCCGTATATGCAACCCATCAACCCGCAAGGAATGGTCTAAATGAGCAATGAAGAAGCCGTGAGAAAAGGGAAGAAGGCCGAGAGTCTGATACAGGACGAAGCCTTCTCAGCAGCTCTGCTGCAAATGGAGAACGATGCCGTCTGGCTTTGGAAAAGTACGAAGTCAGAGGACACCGTGAAAAGAGAGAGCGCGTGGCACATGATTCAGGCGATTGAGCAGTTCCGTAACCAGATCAACAAGATCATGGATAACGGCAAGATTGCACAGCGTCAAATCGAACGCGCTCAGAAATCATTGGTATAAAGGAATTTGGAAATGTCAGACGGAAACGCCAACCCCACAGGGAGCATCCCCGCAGGTCCAATGTCAGTGGACGAAGCGTCCAATGCACTCGCTCAATTATTCGGCCCTGAAGAAGGACAAGCCGAAGAAGAAGTTGAGGCGCAGTTGTCATCCGATGAGGATGACGCGGCATCTGTCGATGAAGAACTAGACACGCAAGACGATGAGTCTAGTGACGAAACGACAGATGAACAGTCAGAAGATTCTGATGAAACCGAGGAAGACGAACAGCCACAAGTTTTCTCCGTCAAGGTTGACGGTAAAGAAATCGAAGTGACGCTGGAAGAACTCCAACAAGGTTACAGCAGGACCCAAGACTACACACGAAAGACGCAACAGATCGCTGAAACCCGTAAAGCGGTTGAAGCTGAAGCTGCTGCTATTCGTGCCGAGCGTGAACAGTACGCTCAGTTGTTAGGAGCGTTGCAACAGCAACTTGAGTCGGCTGGTGAACAGCCTATTGATTGGGACCGTCTTTACGCAGAAGACCCCATTGAATGGGTACGCCAGCGAGAGTTAGTGCGTGACAAGCAAGAAAGACAGGCAGCTATTCAATCTGAACAGCAGCGACTTTCTCAATTGACACAGCAACAACGTGCAGAGGAAATGAAGGCAACACTTGCGAAAGAAAGTGAAGAACTCATTAAAGCCATACCTGAGTGGAAAGACGAAAAGAAGGCGAAGGCTGAAAAGGCTTTGCTTATCGAGTTTGGCCAAAAGGTTGGTTACTCTGAAGAAGAACTCAAGAATGTTTTTGACCATAGGGCTGTCATCACACTGCGTAAAGCAGCGTTGTATGACCAGATGGTGTCTAAGCGTAAAGACATCAAACCCGTAGTCAACAACGGTCCACGACCAGTAAAGCCTTCGGCGGCTGGTCGTGTCTCCTCATCAACTGAAAGTACTCGCGCAAAACAGCGTCTTGCAAAAACTGGTCGCGTCGATGATGCGGCTAAAGCAATTGAACTTCTTATGAAATGAGGCACTTAAATGGCTATCGTAACTAACACATTCACCACCTTTGATGCCAAAGGCATCCGTGAAGACCTGTCAAACGTCATCACAAACATCTCTCCCGAAGAAACTCCTTACATGAGCAACATCGGTCGTGAGTCAATCAGCAACTCGTTGTTCGAGTGGCAGACTGACGCATTGGCTTCTGCTGCTGCTAACAAGCAGTTGGAAGGTGATGATGTCACTTCGTTTGACGCTGTGACAGCTACTGTGCGTTTGCAAAACTACGCTCAGATCAGCCGCAAGACAATCGTGTTGTCTGCTACTGAAGAAACCGTCAACAAGGCTGGTCGTAAGTCTGAATTGGCTTACCAAATCGCCAAGCGCGGTGCTGAGTTGAAGCGTGACCAAGAATTCACATTGTTGAACGGCGCTGTGGCTGCTGCTGGTAACAGTACAACCGCTCGTGGCACTGCTTCTTTGGGCGCTTTCGTGAAGACCAACGTGGATATGCAAACGAACGGTGCAAACCCTTCGTACACCACATTGCCTAACAGCGCACGTACAGATGGCAACGTCCGTACATTCACCGAAACCATCTTGAAGAACGTGATTCAACAAGTGTGGGCTGCTGGTGGTACACCAAAGATGTTGATGACAGGTCCAGTGAATAAGCAGCGCGTGTCTGGCTTCTCTGGTATCGCATCAAGCCGTTTCAACATTGACGGTGGCGCAAAGCCAGCGACTTTGGTTGGCGCTGTTGACATCTATGTGTCTGACTTCGGCAACGTGCAAGTTATCGCTAACCGCTTCCAGCGTGAGCGTGACGCATGGGTGATCGACCCTGACATGGCCAAAGTTACTACTTTGCGTCCTTACCAACAAGTTGAACTCGCCAAGACCGGTGACGCTGAGAAGCGTATGCTGATCGTGGAATGGGGTCACAAAGTGTTGGCCGAGAACGGCATGGGCTTGGCTGCTGACTTGATTACTTCTTAATCAAACCAAGGAAAGGGGCGGGGTAACTCGCCCCTTTTTTTATATGAACGAATCACGACTCTTTGACTACGATGACTACACAGGCATTAAGAAAGTCTGGCATTACGACGAGGAAAAGGATGAGGCAACGATTGAGACTATTCAAGACGTAAACCCCATCATTGAGATGAACAAAATGGACTTAACGCAGTCCGAAAACAACGGCTGGAAGGGCGAGTTCCACCATGTTGCACGAATCCCTTTGTCGATCTACTACCAGTTGCAAGCTGAAGGCAAGCTAAATGACGATGCCTACATGAAGCGGTGGCTCAACGACCCTGACAACAGATTCTTTCGCGTGAAAGAAGGACAAGTATAAAAAATGACAAAAGAAACCATTAAATATATTGCAGTATGTACGCCAGCGCGAGATATGGTCCATGCGAACTTCACGTTCTGCTTGGTCAATATGGTGGCTTACCACACACTCAACACACCAGACGCAATCTGTCTGAAGATCAACCAAGGCACACTGATTCAAAATCAACGTGCTGACTTGTGTCTTGAGGCCATGAGAGAAGACTGCACTCATGTGCTGTTCATTGACTCGGACATGACCTTCCCGCAAGACATGGTTGGTCGTTTGCTGGCGCATGACAAGGACATCGTGGCAACCAACTGCGCGCGCAGACGTATGCCTACAGGTCCAACAGCCCGTGGATTAGATGGTCAACTTGTTTACTCAATGCCTGAATCAACTGGACTTGAAGAAGTCGAGTCTATCGGCATGGGTGTAATGCTCATCAGCCGCAAGGTGTTTGAGAATCTGTCAGAACCGTGGTTTGAAACTCCTTGGCGTACAGACAAGCGCGGCTATATTGGCGAAGACGTTTTCTTCTGTCGCAAAGCAAGGGCTGCTGGCTTTAAAATCCACATAGACCACGATGTGTCGAAGGAAATCGGACACATTGGGACATTTGAATTCAGGCACGATCACACATGGGTGATGCGTGACTTGGAGAAAGCACAAAAGGCATCCTAATGGCACTCACGACATATTCAGAGCTGAAGTCCTCAGTTGCAGATTGGCTCAACCGAACCGATCTGACAACGGCAATTCCAGACTTTATTTCGTTGGCTGAAGCTCAAATTGAGCGAAAGCTACGAACTCGTCAAATGATTGTTCGTGCAAACGCGACTATCGACACTGAGTATGGCACTGTGCCTTCTGACTTCTTGGAAGTCAAATCACTCAAGCTGCAAACGAATCCAATTACTCCTTTGCAGTTTGAAACGATTGATTCGTTGGATAGTCTCCAATCTCAATATCCATCATCTAGCAAGCCACGATTCTTCTCAATCGTTGGCTCTCAGATTCGTACAGTTCCAACACCAGATTCGTCATATACGGCTGAGTTGACCTACTACGCAAAGTTGACGAAGTTATCAGATACGGTAACAAGCAACTGGCTATTGACTGCTGCTCCTGATATCTATTTGTATGGTGCTTTGCTACAGGCTGCGCCATACCTAAAGGATGATGCGAGAATTAGCGTGTGGGCAACGATGTATACGTCAGCAATGGAAGATTTGCAAGTTGCTGATGACCGTGGCGCTACATCTGGTGGCGCATTGGTTGCACGAGCAAAAACTTTTGGATAAGGAAAAGAGATGTCATCTTTTAGCGATTACACCGAGAACCTAGTTCTCAACTGGTTGTTGACAACCAATTCAGCAACACGCCCAACAGCTTGGTATGTCGGTTTATTTACTGCTGCACCATCAGACACTGGTGGTGGTACTGAAGTCACTGGCAGTGCTTACGCTCGTAAAGTAACTGGAACCATCAGCGTTTCTGGTACTTCTCCAACGACTGCAACCAATTCTGCTGCAATTGAGTTTGCTGCTGCTTCTGGTGGCAATTGGGGTACTGTGACCCATGCCGCAATCTTTGATGCTTCTACTGGTGGCAATATGCTTGCATGGGCTCCATTGACCACATCACGCACCATCAATGATGGCGATGTGTTCCGCATCCCTGCATCTAGCCTGACAGTAACTCTGACCTAATCATGGCAGCATACGGCTCTGGCTATTACGGCGGGGGCAATTACTCTCGTGGAGTAAGCCTTGGAGCCGTAGCAATCGTAGATACATCAACGGTATCTACGGCAGCAATTCGCGTCTGTGAAGGCGCGTTTTCTGTTTCTAGCGCCAGTTCTGTTGCAGTTGCTGCCAATGTTGTAAAGCCTGACGCATCATTTACGGTTGCATCTACAAGTGCTGTTTCTATTGCTGGACAGCGTGTTGAAGATAGTGCTGTTGCCATTGCTTCTGCAAGTTCTGTTTCTACTGCTGGTGAGCGCATTGGAATTGGGGCTGCAACTGTTGCTTCTGCAAGTTCTGCATCTGTTGTTGCCGAGCGTATTGCTGTTGGAATCTTTGCTGCTGCTGACGTAAGTGCAGTAACTGTAAATGGCGTTCGTGTCGCATTTGCAGAAATGAGCTTCTTTGATGATGCTGTGATGACAGTTGGTTCACAAGTGATTGTGAATCAGCCAATGGCATTTGATGCTTATAGCCAAGTCTTGATTTATGGCGAACTCATACAAGAGCAAGGCTTCACAGTTTCCTGCGAATCTGTGCTGTCAGTCACAGGCCGTAAAAAGTGGGAAAATGAGATCGATACGAGTGAGGTGTGGACTGTTGAAGAAGACACATCTGAAACTTGGGTGACTGTCTCTGATACGTCAGAAGATTGGTCGAACATTGATGACACTTCAGAGACTTGGACACAAATCTCTGATAACACTGAAACGTGGCAAGTTGCTGCATAAGGATTGAAAAATGGCTGATACCACCACCACAAACATATCGCTAACCAAGCCAGAAGTTGGCGCCTCAACAGACACATGGGGTACAAAGATCAACACCGATCTTGACACCATTGATGCGATCTTTAAGTCTGATGGTACAGGCACAAGCGTTGGCGCTCATGTTGGCTCTGGTAAGGTTTTGAAAATCGGTGGTCATATTGATACCGATGCTTCAACAGCTTTGACATTGAAGACTGTTGGTACAACCGCAGTCACGATTGATACATCACAGAACGTGGGTATTGGTACGAGTTCGCCAGCGTTTGCATTAGACATTGGCAGTGCTGCTGCAAACATTCGTGTTGCTCCTAGCACTACAACTAACAATGCACTTACACGGTATGTAAATACTGGTGGAATTGGGTACGTTGGTTTAGATAACAGCACAGGCGGTCTTACAACAGCTTATGCTTTAAACCTTTACCATTCTGGCGCTTACCCGATCACGTTTAGCACTAGCGGTACTGAACGTATGCGTATCGACTCCAGCGGTAACTTGCTGGTGGGGACTACGAGT